CGCCACAGGCATCACCGAGCCAGAAGGGCTGCGGCAACTGTCCGGCGTTGCGCACCATATTGCCAAGCACGGCAAACTGGTGACGTTTTGTCACCATTTTCGTGATGTGCCGAAATTGCTCTTGTGCGGCGTACATTTTGCCGGGGTTGGCAAAATGGTCGTATGTAGTGCTGCTCATGGTCTTACTCCTCTTTGATACACTGGTTGGTCAGCTTTTTGTACACGTCTTCGTACAGCTCCTGCTTGTCGCCGTTGTAGGTGTACTCGGCGTAGATACCGTCACCACTGACGGTGGTAGACAGCAGCGCCTTATAGTTCTGGAGCGTCTTACAACTCCAAACCACAAAGACGTTCTCCAAAGTGATTTTGGTTTCGCTGTGCTCGTTGTACCACTTGACCAGCGCGTTTTTGCAAACGCTCTCATAGTGTGCCATACCTGTAATAATCATATTTTTTATCCTCCTTACTGCTTTTGCAGTGCCGCTTTCATGCGGTCAAAGAAAAACTGAATTACCTTGCTCATGGTCTCTTCGGTGATAGCCCAGCTGACCAGCTTGCCCCACCGGCTGTTGTTCAGGTAGGTGCGCAGCATCCTGACACACCACGCCTTGCGCTCTGCGCCGCGCTTGGTGCCTTGAATCTCCCGCTCTGCTTGGTCGATGAGGTCAAGCACCAGCGTCTTGACCGCTGCGCCGTAGCCCAGACGGATAAGCCCCAGCACAAGCGACACAGTGCCCACAACGATGAGCACCAGCGCCAGCCACGCGGGCAGGGGGGTGAGAATGGTGTTAAGAATGGTTTCCATGTGTTACTCTCCTCTCTCTTTTTCGAGATCTTCGATGCGGTGGTTTGCCACCTTGATTTGTTCTTCCAGCACCGGGATGCGCTGGGCAAAGTTGTTGTGCGCCCGGACTTCGCGGGTCAGCTCTTCCAGCTTGGTTTCGGTGACGGCCTGCTGCTTGTCCAACTTGGCGTCCATGCTCTGAGCGGTGCGGTTGTTGGAGACGATCGCGCCGATCAGGCTCAGACCGCCGGTGATGATTGCCACGATGATTGCTTCGCTCATGCACCCTCCCGAAGACGGGTCAAACCCTTCTTAGCGATGATTTTAGCGTAGTCCTTGTAGGGCACAGACAAGTCCACGCCGGAAATCTTGCCCGGTATCGCGTCCACAACGCCGGGAATCTTGCCCTTGCTGGTGTACTGCCACAAGCCGAACGGCCAGCCCGGTTCAGGCTTCTTGCTGCGGTAGGCTGCCAGCCACACATCGTGCTTTTTCAGCGCAGCACCGCCCATGTACAGGTTATCACGGCCAAAGTACAGCCCGGTGTACAGCATGGCGTAAAAGCCCCAGCGCTCCACAGTGCCCAGCGCGTGCGCTGCAATGTCCGTCAGGGTCTGCTTGTCGAGCGGCGCTTGTACATAGGTATCCTCAATGTCCACCGCCACCGGCAGCTGAACCGTCTTGCCGGTAAGTACCTTGCGCAGCAAGGCAAGCTCTGCGTCTGCTTCTTCCGTGTTGACCGCCTTGCAGTAGTAGTACACGCCGCAGGGGATGCCCAGCCGCTGGCACTCGCGGTAGTTGCGCTCAAAGGTGGGGTCGATGTACGGCTTGCTGGGCGCGTCTTTGGCGCTGTTGCCCAGTGCACGCAACATCACGCCGGAGACAAGCCCGCTCGTCTTGACCTTGTCCCAGTCGATTCGCCCCTGCCAGCGGGAAACGTCCATAATAGGGAGCATTATATCAGTCCTTTCTTTTTATGTTTTGTAGAGCTTTAGTCACGGCAGCGCAGCTCCCGCACCTTAAAGTCCGGTGCAAGGCGGCGGTTGCCGTCTGCGATAAGGCTGTACTGTCTGATTGCCATAGTCCACTTCCTTTCCTTGGTTCGCTAAAGCTTCCTTTAGCTATCCAAATTTATTTCACGGTCTTCTCCAACGCCAGCCCTTATACATTTAATTTTTCGATTATCGTAATCAACAAATACCAAATCAAACGAGCAATCAGCTTTATAGCTCTGATTATTGCCGCAATCAAGAGTGGCAATAATCGGGATACCGCTGTCAACAAGCGTATAATCGGCGTGGCTATGACCAGCCAACATAAATTCCACCCGTCCTGTAGCATCAACGAAGTTATAGTTTTTTCCGTTCACGCTAATTTCGCTTCGCCGGTTATATGCAGAAGAAATTTGCAGTAAAAGCCTCGTTAAAGGCTGCACGTCATCCGGCACAGCGCCGGTCGGAATTGTCCGGTAGGAATAGATGTGCACAGCGATTGCTACATGGTCAAATCGCTCTTTCGTTAGATTTTCAGCGAACCATGCTGCCTGCTCGTATCCGTAATTGTTATCGTAGGTAAGCGCCTGATTCTCTATGCCGGTATCAAAGCAGTAAAAATGAGTGTTTACTCCCTTGAAATCGTAGTAGGCACGTCCTGTATCTCTGTACCACAAATTACGGATAGCCACCCGGCTTAAACGTGTTGTATATTTTTCGCTATTAGCATCTTTTTTACCTTGATAGTTCGTGTCATGGTTCCCAACCAACATATAGAGGTTATCGAACATTGATCGACGGATGCCGTCAATATAGCCCATCTTATAGCAAGCCATTTCTGGGACATCGTTATTGCCAAGCCAATCTCCACCGCACAAAACGAAGCTTGTTGGTGTGCTGTTATAGTATTTTTGGATTTGCGAAACGTACTCTTCCATCATAGGTTCGCTACCAATGTCAGTATGCGCAGTAAAGAGATGTGGGTCTGTAAACCACAAGAACGCCTCGCATCGATTGACTGTTACAACATTATTTATTTCATCTCCGTTAAACAGCGAAGAATATCTTTTGCAGACTGTGTAAAAATCTTTTGCACCTGTGTGATAAGAAGCATTGAAGTCATCTCTTTGAAATTCATCAGATAGCAGATAACTTTCTTTTTTATCGTTATAGTCGATTGCAGCATAACTTTCGAGAATTTTACCGCCATATCGATTATAATAAACCCAATACAAAACAACAAAATTATCCGGTCTAGCGCCAAGTGTATTTTGAACCTCAAAGGACATACTATCCAAATTAAACCCAAATCGTTTTTCACCGCCATTAAGGTTTACGCTAAATGTTTTGCTGTCTGCATCCCACAATACATAAGTGCTACCAATTTTAGCAGCAATATCCTCGAACATATACGTTGTCCGGCTTTTATTTTGAAAGTTTGCGATATATAACTTGTTATCGCCAGTCAAAGCAAATCCGTTAGCGTCTATACGTTCTATTTTTGTACTGTTTGTAAGTATTACATCAAAATCGCGCGCACTTAAAAAGCGCACTGTATTTGATAGCGGATTGACAAGTTCCGCATAGTGTGCTGCGCAATCTTCAAAAATTTTACCGCCATATTGATTATAATAAACCCAGTATAGAGATAAGAAACTGGCTGAACGTTTATTAACAATTGGCGCTGTTTGTACTTTTCCAGTCAAAAGGTCAACCCCGAATTGCTGTTCGCTTCCTAAAGTCAAAGTAAATGTTTTTGTATTCTCATTCCACGTTGTGACATCGGGAAGTTCAGACGCAATATCAGAGAAGTTATATTCGATTCTACGTTGATTTGAAAGGTTTGAAAGATAAAAACCGGAAGAACCAGCAATGGTAAATCCATTGTTGGTTGCGTTTGGTAATTTCGAATCCTTAAATATAACAACGGCATCAAAGTTGTTAGTATTAACTATATCTTCCTTTAGCTGGCTTTCCACCCCCTTTGCTCTCTCCGTCTCCTCCTTCAGCACGTCTCCAGTCGCCTTTGCATCCGCCGCCTTGCCGGAGAGGGAGAGGGTGGGGTCGATCGTGTTTTTAAGCTCTTCCACCGCCTGGATCGCCTGCATCCAGCTTGCATTTGAGACACTGGTCACGTAGAAGAAACTCTCGATCTCCGTTGTGCTGTCGTAGCGGTCGTTTTTGCAGTCGCACTCGATAGGCCAGCTCTTGAGCATATAGCCTTTTCCGGTCGTCACACAAAGCACGATGCTCACATGACCCGGCACCTGCAGCGCCTGACGTGCGATCTCGCAGGTGACAACGTTGCCGGACACGGCACAAGCTGCCCGCTTGCCTGCACCGTCGTTGATGGTATCGTACCAGCCCTGATTCTGGGGGCCGAAGCCACGGTACATGATACTGTAGGTTGCTCCTTCAGGCGCAGTATACGCCTTGCCGTTTTCGTATAGCGTCGCCTGAAAAAACCGGCTCTGGCTGTCGTTCTCCACCGCGCTGATGTGCTGCGGCAGACCGGGATTATCAAAATCAATCCTGATTTTCTGCATTTGCTTCCTCGCTTTCCTCCGGCAGCGGGTCAAAAATCAAATTCTGCCCGTCCCAGATATAGTCATTGCCGCCGTTGCTGTTGGCCGGGAAATCCTCAAAAAGCAGCTGATCCGACGGCAGCGTTTTCGGGATAACGCTTTTCAGCGTCCAGCCACCGTTTTTGATGCGCCCATCCGGGCACACGGTGCACTGGTATAGGTAACCATCTTTTTTCAAAATAGCCCTCCTTACAAAAAACCAAAAAGCTCTTGCGGTACACAAACGGCGTTGTTGGTGGCCCATCCATCAAACGTTGGCGTCTCCAGATCTATGTTAGTCCAAATAGTACCAGTGAGCGGACTATATTTGGATGTTCGCTCTTTCCCAGGACCAAACTCAATGCTGTCCTGATAAACTGTGATGTTCCGAAAGTGTGGTGTGTTCCACGCATACATAAGCGTGTAGGTCTTTCCGTTTACCGGTATTATGCTGGATACTCTGCCGCCGCTGCCGCCGCCCGCAAACCATGTAGTGCCTTTTGTGCTTTCGTAAGTGATCAGGATAGCGGAGTAACCGGTAAGGTCAACAGATATCGTTTGTTCCTCTAAACTTTTGAGAGGCTCTTTTGTTGCTTCGTTTTGCCAGACGCGAATGGGTTCCAGATTTTTTATTCCGTGAAACTCCAGTCCTTTTTCGTTTATCGTGTAATTAAAGCTTCCGGGCCCGAACTGGATGCCGCCATCGTCCGTTTCGCCAATGTAGTCTGTGGCCACACGGCTTGCATCAACAGCGCGGTCGTTCGTGGTGCTCATGCGGTTGCGGTCTTTCACGGTAGTTCTTGCAAGCTTTTCGCTTGCCTTGCCTACATAGATCGAGGCGTACCGGTCGTGAACAACGTCATAATCGGTCTTTGTCACTCTGGCCAGCACATTCACGCCAAGGCGCAAATAACGCACCTCTACCGTATCGCCGCGCAGAATGACCTTGTTCTTCTGGTCTTTGTACTCTACGGTCTTTTCCAGCTGCACATAGCTTACGGTCAAGCTCGGCTCTATTTTCCCGATCTGGTTTTTAGACAAAAATTCAGTGGTAGCTTTCCGCATACTGGCATCAGAGGGTGCTTTCTGGAAGTAGCTGGTCAGGTCCAGCGGGTAGATCTTCTGGTATCCCTCGATATCAGACGCTTTTATAAGGTCCAGCGCGTAAAACTTACCCTTTTGTGCATTTGTCCAGTACGGATAGACGTGGGTGTATACGTTGTCGATGTTTTTTTCCTGCGTGACGTCCACCAGATTCAGACCGTATGCAATGACTGCGCCCCGGTTTACCTCTTCTTTCAGCCGCAGCGTGCACTTTAAGCCGTCAAACTCCCAGTAGCCAAGGTAGGTGTCTGCAATGCTGCTTCCGCCGTTGGAGAGCATCGCAGCGCGCACAGTCACCGGTTTTGTGACCGAAAACTCTTTATCATTGTCGTAATCTGCAGAGATCTTAAACTTGCAGTCTCCCACGATGTTCGCATTCAGCTTCTGGATCGTTTCTTTGAGCGTTTTTGCCGAGAATGGCTTTACAATGCAGTCTCTAAGGTCATACGAGATATGGTGCGCCGAAACCTGAAACCGTCCATTCATCGGGCGGCCGATTCGATAGATGCGGAACAGTTGCCGGTTTTCGTAGCTGGAAGGCCGTGCGCTGATGATACGCCGCTCCAAAAGATCCTCCGCATGGATGCCGGTCACCGGGTACTGTAAGGTCAGGTCATACGTTCCGTTTTCCTCGCAGCTGACAGTGCACTCCAGCGCATCCGAAAGTGTTCCAAAGCCGTAGTTTTCCGCCGAAAGCACATTTTCATCGTGTAAAACAGGTTTCATAACGTCCACCACCTTGGCATGATCTTCACGGTCTGGATGCCGCCGCTCCACTGGATAAGGTTTTCACCCGCTGCCAGCTCCGGCCAGATGCCGCCGGTCACCGGGTTTGCATTGGTGCCGTCCTCCAGCCATGCGTTCCATATTTCTGCATCGCAGCACACGGTTTTATCGGCGGGCGGCTTCATGCCGAATGCTTTTCCGTTTATCAGCAGCTCGCCCTCTTGTCCGTTTCCGGTCACCTCAAAATAGGGCAGTGCCACCTGATCCAGCGGGTTGAGAAGCGCCTGACCGTTCGTCATCTCCTGCAGCTCCCGCCCGGACCACAAAAAATGCCGCGGATCACAGTCAAACTCCACCGTAAATCGGCCGTATTTGTCCAGAATATTGCTGGTATCGCCCATTTTCGCAATGGCAAGGTAAAAGTACTCCGGGTCGTATCCGTCCGATAGGGGATAGGCACCCGGCGTACCGCATAGCCACGCCTTGATGCCGCGCAGCTGCTCCGGGGTAGGGTTTCTGCCGTGGAAATACAGCTGATACGACACCGTGATATTTTCGTACTGCCCCTGATCCGCGTGCAGCTTGCCGTTTCGGCCTGCAACCTCGTACTCCTCATACTTGCGGTTCGGGGTCGGGATGCTGGGTTTGTGTTCGATATGGCAGCAGTACTCGGTGCTGCTGTGCCCGTTAAAATACAGGTACTTCTCCACTGGCTGCAGCCTCCTCGTTGATCATCTGTGTAAGTCGTGTAATGGTGTACTGGGCAAAGCGTTCCTCGTCCATGTCCGCAGACGGATACACGTTGAAGGTAATACCGCCCATGCGCACCGTGCGGGAGTTGGTAGCTACCTGCGCAAAGCCGTTTGCGCTGCCCACATCATACTGCAATTGCATTTTCAGCTTTCCGCCAAGGTCTGCGGCAGCCTCCTGCAGCAGGTAAGCGTTGTCGCGGATGCCATCCGCCATGCCTTGGATCATATCAGGCATCCACTTCTCGTATTCCCGCAAAGGCCCTTCGTCCGGCCGCGAAAAATGCAAAAATCCTTTTATAATGCCGCCGATCCACGAGACTGCCTTTGTGATAATACCGCCACCGCCCAGAATGCCCTTTGCAAGGCCGGTTACAAGGTCAGCGCCCCAGCTTCCGGCTTCGGTGCTGATGGACGTGCCGAGCAATTTTCCCGCGATGCCAAATATTCCACCGGCAAGCGCTCCCGCCCAGTTTCCGGTCAGTTGAAAGCCCTGTGCAGCACCGGTCAGGCCACTGATAAGCGTTCCCGGAACGTCGATATTCTCCCAAAAGCTATCGCTTGCACGGTAGCCCTGCGCCAGATCGCTGAACCATTGCCCCAGAGGGCTTTTTGTCAGGTTGCTTGCAACCTTTTCCAGCCCGCCCAGCTTAGAATCCAGATCCAGCACAAACTTGGAAAAGCCGCCCAGAGCGCCCTCGGTGTATTTGATGCTGGTGTTCAGGTCGGTAACCTTTTCGTTGACGTCCGTTACAATTCCGTTGGTGTAAGTGGTGGTGCGCTCTACGGTCTGTTCCTGACCTTCCACGATACGCTTATAGCAGTCTGTAACTACTTTTGTGGCAGATACAACAGTATCTTCCAGCGCGCCGGTCTCAGCGTTAAGCACTTTCTTGGTTTCGGTAGAGGTCTGGGCAGTCCGGCTGACGTAGCCAATAGCTTCGTCTATCTCCGCCTGCGCCGCCGTCAGGGTCTCCGCACGGGTATGGACGGACTTTTTAGCAACTTCATCTGCGATGGAGCTTGTCACCTTTTCAGAGGTCACAACGCCGTCCGTCAGGGTCTGCACCCGCTTAAACTGCGTTTCAACGCCGTTCACCATTTCCGTCCAGCTGTCCGTGATGGTCTGGACAGTTTCGGTCGTGGTGCCCTTCAGCTTCTTGGTCGTGCCATCATAGACGTTGTAAGTATTGTCAGCCGTTTCCACTGTGCGGCTGATCGCGCCCACAATGTTTTCCGTGCCCTGCAAAAGCTGCTTAGAGGTGTTGGTAACGGATTTCGCCAGTTTTTTGGTGTCCTGAGCGGTTTTTGTGGTAGTCCTTCTGCCGCCAGAGCCGCCGCTTCTGCTGTTTCTACCACTGCTGCCGTTTCCACCACTGCTGCCGGAACCGTTGTAAGTAGGGACAATATAATTCGATGCGGCTTCTGCTTTTGCCTGCCGAACGCGCTCTGCATGTTTTCTTCCGCGTTCTTCTCTCGCTTTTCGCCGAGCCTCTTCAGTCTGCTTTGATTTTTTCTTCTGGTCTTTTTGGTAATCCTCGTAGCTGTTGTATCCGGCGTAAGCATCTTTGCTAAGGCCTTTGTTCAGCGCATAACTGGCACGATCCAAAAAATTGATCGCGGCAGTTGTAGCATTCTCAAACCCGGTTTTAAGTTCCGAGACTATCGGGATGTTAGATGCAATTGCATCTGCCAGACCAAACCATCCACCCGTGTCATACGCTTCTGACGCGGCAACAGTAAGGTCATTCATGTGCCCGATTACGACCTTTATCCCGTCCGTAAGGTCACCTGTCATAAGGCCGGCAAGCTGCGTGGCGTTATCTTTTAGCGTGCTCCACTGACCATTCAGCGTCTCGCTTTGGGTACTCATGGAGTTAAAATAGCGGCCGCCCTCGTCAGCTGCCGAAATAAGCGCATTAGACAGCAAGTCATAAGTGACTGTCATTTTCTGCACTTCTTCGGCAGACTTTCCGGTGTAGTCCGCAAGAATGCCGTAAACATCTATGCCGGCGTAGGCAAACTGCTTGATGTCCGCGCTGGTCGCCTTGCCCGCATTCTGGATCTGCTGCAAGTTTTGCGCCATGCGGCTCAACTCTTCATTGCCGCCGCCGGTAGCAGAAACTGCGTCACCCAATGCAAGAATGGTTCTGCGGGAACTTTCGGCATCTATGCCGGTAGAAATAAGCAACTCGTTTGCTTTTACCAGACCGGCAGTATCAAACGGTGTTTTGGCAGCGTCCTGTTTGATCTCATCCAAAAGAGCAACGGCTTCCGCTTCGCTGCCCAGCATATTGGTCAGTGCTGTCTGGTACTGTTCCAGCTGCGCATTGTATTGCACACCGGTCGACACGACCTGTTTTCCAGCTTCAATGATTTTCCCCGAAACTGTGCTGAACAGATTTGCCGCAATGCTTCCCTTTGTGACTGCCGATTGCAGCCCGTCAAACATACCGCTTCCGGCATCTGTGTTTGTAAGGCCGTCCAAGCTTCCCTTTGCATCATCCGTTTTAGACGCGAACTCCCCAAGGCCGTTTTCTGCATCGTGCAGGCGGCTTTTTAAGGTTTCCAACTCCGCATTCGTCTTATAGACAGCAGTCCTGTAAGCCGAGGCCTGTGTGCTTGCATCGCCATGTTTTTCAATGGTTTTCTCCAGCATACCCTTCTGGGCAGTCAGGGCATCCGTCTGCGCAGCAATCTGCTTGCGTAGCACCGCCGCCACCGAGGATGCGCGCTGTTCTGCGGAGGTGTTCTCGTCCATAGACGCCGTGGTATACTTCAGCTCAGCGGCATACTCTTTCTGCCGGGCAATGATATTTTGCATCTGCTGCCGGTATTCTTTTTCGCCTTCAACGCTTATTTTGGGGCCAATGTCCGTTTTTGCCATGCGTTCACCTCCTTACCGTATTTTTTCCAGATCGTCCACGGTGGCGTAGAGCTTCTGGTTTGCGCCGTTTTCTATCTGCATACACGCCATATAATCCAACATACGGCCCACCGGGCACGAATGCACCTGATGCTCATTCATGCCCAGCTTGCGGCCGTAAAACAGAAACCACGTTCTGTTAAGCTGTATTACATGGCGCTTTCCGCGTTTTTTGCGCTGTTGTCCGGTTCAGCCTCCACCTCGCGGCCGGAGCCGCGCGCAATTGCGGTAACGCAGTCGTTCCACAGTGCGCGGCACTCTGCCCACGTCATGCTCTTTTCCAGCTCCGCAGCAGCAGGGAAGTCCGGCAGGCTCTGTGCCATGTCCTGAAATTCCTTATCGTTGGATTCTGCCGCCATCTCCCGCACATAGTCCCGGCCTGCATCCGCAAGCACGGGCGCAATGGTCAGTGCCGCCTTTGCAAGGTCGGCAACGCGGCCGGTTTTTGTGGCTTCCTTGGCAACGCCAAAAATATTGTCCACTGAGCCGTAAGTGCTTTCCAGCACGGAAAGCGCCTTGATGGTCATGCACATGGGGTACTCATTGCCCTTGACGTGCGCGAATACGATGTACTTGTCCTCGATCATGCTGCACCTCCCAGTGCCTTCTTGATAAACGCAACCGCCGCTGCCTCGGTGTCAAACTCCTTCTTGGGGATGATCTTCCACCGGTTCATGGCGCTATCATCGCGCATGATGCTGAAGTCCAGATCCTGGGTCTGCCAGTCGATCTGCTCACCCTGCGTCTCGGCATCGTCTTTGGGCACCTTAAAGCGGATCTTGCACAGAACGATTGCCTTCCACATACTCTTGCCGTCCTTCTGCACCTTCTTGACTGCGCCCAGTCCCAGATAAGGCGGCTCCATAGATGCGCCGTACTCGTAGGTCTCCACTGCGGTGCCCTCGTCCGGCGTTACGGAGTTGCCGGCTTTCAGGCCCATGATAAAGGCCTCTTCCTCTGCGGTCAGGCCGTCCACGGTGCAGGTGCCGCTGCCATCGGTGAAGGCAGAGCCGGTCTCGGTTTCTGCCAGCCGGTCATCGGCGTAAAATTTGTTGTCATCACTGGTGGAAATATCGGTGCTCATGCTTACCGAGCGCCCCAGCTTGCGCACGCCACTGTAGGATACAACGCCGCTCTCAGAAGCGTAAGTGGCAATATGCACGTTGGAAAAACCAGTAGTTACCATGTGTTTTCTCCTTTCATACAAAAAAGCAGGGTGTCCACTGTGGACACCCTGCGCAGGTTATTTATCGATCGTTTCTTTTATCTTTTTTTCAACAGCCTGCCCCATGGCTGCCTCCGTTTCCTTTCGTCCTTTTCGGACGGATGGAGCAACAAACGGAGTTGCAACCCACACGCTTGTGCCGCCTTCTACGCAGCGCGCAATCAGCGCATTTGGCTGACCTTTCGGATGTCCTTTGGTCTGGATGCTGTTGTATCCGTTGAAGCCAAGCTTTGTATTCCACGCATAATTTTCATGGCTGAATTTTGCAATGCCGAACCCTTTTTTCAGGTCATCAGCCTGCTGCTGGCTTAATCCGTTCATGGGCGGTCCATTGGGGTGGGCATAATACTGCTCCTGCCCGGACGGCAGGCTGTGAATTGGAATCGTGTCAACGGCAGCTTTGATTTTGTCACCCATGACTTTTGCACCGGCATAAACGCCAGCTTTGCATACATCATCGGTGCTTTGGTTCAGCTTCTGAAGCTCTTTCATGTAAGCATCCAGCCCTTTTGCTTCGATCCTAGCCACAGCCAGACACCTCCCACCGCCAGCGGTAATGCCAGATTTTTGTATCAGCTTCATACATGGGTTGAAGCCTCTCCCACGCGATATGCTCGGAATCGTCAAAAGATTTTTCCAGCGCTTCGCACCACGGGTCGAACTCCATCGAGGTAAACAAGTCTGTCGTGCCGATCATGGCACGTTCGATGTGTTTTCCGTCCGCAATAAGGTCGTTCGGCGCTTCTTCCTGCCAGACAAAATACCGCTTGGACTTCATCCGCCCGCCGTGGCTTACACAGTCTGTAACAGCCGTATGGGCAGCAATGATGCACTCAAACCATGTCATCCTCGGCACCCTCCTGTATGCTGTTGTCATAGTCATGCTCCACGGCGCGCAACGCCAGATCCAGCGCAGGGGGCCAGCTTCGAACGGCCTGTACCGTGTCGATGCGGTAGTGCCTGCCGTCCTCGGTCTGGGCTTCGTCCTGGCTGGAAATAGCGATGCTCTGCGGTGCCGGCACGCGGATTACCCGGACGACCTCCGCCTGATTCTGACGGCTCAGGTACAGCCGGTTGATGCCAAGGCGCTGCTCCTCGTACCGCAGGGTGCACTTTGCCGTGCACTCCACAACAGGGGAGTGCCCGACCGGTGCAGCGTCCCGGGTGGAAAATATCTGCACGACACCGCTGTTGAAGGTCTGGCTGACCTCCGTGTCAGGGCGGGTCGGGCTTTTGCGTGTTCTCTGCAAAATCATTCACCAGCCTTTCGTTTCTCGCCGCAAGCAGCAGGTGCAGATAATTGTGCTCAAAAATATCCGCTGCGCCGTCGCGGGTGTAGCGCACATAGTCCATCAGCAGCGCGCGGGCAAGCCCGGGCTGTGTGTAGTTCTGCGCTGTGCCAATCTTGCTATCCAGATAGAGCATACCGGCTACTGTGATGTCCCAGATTTTCTTATCCAGTGCATCATCCGACCATGTGATATCAAGATAGTTTTTGATATCCGGCAGCAGCGCAGTGTCATACATCCCGATCATGGTCAGGACTTGGTGACCGTGACGGTGTAGGTCTTGACGGTCTCACCGTCCGCAGCGGTCACGGTAATGGTCACGGTGTTACTGCCGTCGCTCCAGGTCGCAGGCTTGCCGTTCTCGATCTCCTTGCCGCCCACTTCCACCTTGACCTTAGCGCCAGCGTTGGCGGGGGTAGCGGTGATAGTGTTGGAGGCCGCAGAGGTGGTAGCCGTATAGGTTACATTGCTGGAGGTGAAGCCCGGGGTCAGGTTCAAGTTGCCCAGCTTCAGGGCGCTCAGGTTTGCATCATTGGATGCGGCAGGCGCGGGAACGGTAGTCACGCGGTAGGTCATGGGCTGCAGACCGGTAATGTCCAGATTCAGGAAGGCGTTGTTGTCCACGGGGAAGCCGTTGGCATACAGCTTGATCAGATAGACGCGCTCGTCCTCGAGGAAATGGTAATCATCACTGTACTCGATGCGGCCGTTCTTGTTCATGCCGACCGGTGCAAAGTACAGACGACCGATACCGAACACAGCCTGACCACGCGGCAGCGCAGCGGTCTTGATGACGGTCAGGGGAACAGGGAAAATGTCGTTGCGGTAGGTGCCATCCGGGGCACGCACGGTTGTTGCAGGCATCACGCGCAGGTAGTAGTCCTGCGGGTTGACCAGCAGGATCAGATCATCCGGGTCACGGTCTTTGCCGTTGGCAGTCTTGCCCAGCATGGAGATCAGGTTGCCCATCGTGGCAGGCTCGAAATCGCTGACCTTGACCTTTGCTTTCTCGGGATAGGTCTTGCCGCCGATTACGGCGACATCATCGCTCACATCACGCACCATGCCAATGGGCTGATCGTTGCCGTCGCCCATGACAATGCCCTCTTCCAAACCGTTCGCCAGAGCCTCAGCCAGAATGGCGCGGATGTAGCGGTCCAGCCACTCGGGGCCCAGATCCAGCTGTGCCTTGCAAACAGGGATGAACGCAGACAGCTTGTACAGACCTGCATCCACTTCCTTAAAGCCGGAGGTCAGCTCCTCCACGATTTTGGCGCACAGCTTGCCCCACTTGGCCTTGTGGATGCCGTCGGTGTTCAGCATCATACGGATCGCGCCGCCGGTGGGGGTAAACTGGATCTTACTCAGCAGGGGATGCTTGGATGCCAGATCCTCCATCACGCGGCTGATAACCGTCTGCGGGAACACAACGGTCACGTTCTCCAGCGCCTGCTTGGGGTTGTCGGCACGCATGGCCTTCTCCACGGCCTGATAGTACTCGCGCTCGTTGTTGGTCAGCTGGCGCACGCCGCGGGCATACAGAACGGAATTGTCCAGCTCCTGCTTCATGCCGTCCAGCTGCTGCTGGTACTCCTCGCGGTTGATGTCGCCCACGGTCTGGAACATCTGCAGGAAGGTGTCAGTCACAGCATTCTCGTCGTTGCTCTTGTAAGCATCGTGCAGCTTCTGGCGCAGATCGTTCAGCTTCTGATTGTTCTTGTACAGTTCAGAAAGATTCATGTTGATTTCTCCTTTTTGGTATTTAAAAAGCAGCACCCCCACAAAGGAGGTGCTGCTTTACGGCTTATTTTCAGATATTGCAAAGCATCTGCATCAAGCTGAGCTTTGCGGGCGGTTCTTCAGGCTGCAGTTCAGCGGGCGGCTCTACATCCTTATGCGGCACCATGAGCTGCTGCACGATCAGGCCGCGCACGCTCTGGGAAACGCCGGATGCGTCGCCGGTTTTGCGGATGCTGGTCGCAATGCCCTTTTCCAGCATAGCGGCAGGGGAGTACCACGCCTTACTGTTTACAAGGTCGCGGGCGGCCTGTTCCTCCATGCCGGCATTCGTGAACGCACCCAGCCCGATTTCGGTCAGCTGGTCCAGTGCATCCGCCGCATTGCGCAGATCTTCGGCGTAACCGGCTGCAAGCTGGCTTGCCGGGTGGAAGTAGAAGGCACTCACGTTGCTGGCGATACGCTCCTGACCAGCCAAAAACGGATAAATAGCAGCACTGGCAACAAAGCCATCCGCATAGGATGTTACCCGTGCGCGGCTGTCCTTTAGCGCGTTGTAAATTGCCCATCCTTCAGAAACGTTGCCGCCGAAGCTGTCGATGTGCAGATTGATCTCTGCCGCATCAGGATTTTTCTTCAGCTGCTGAACAAGGCTGTGCCCGCTGGTTTCCTGACTGGCTTCATCGGCGTATCTTACAATATCGCCAAAGATATAGATATCCGTCTGCTCGCCGAACTGCTGGATATCAAAATAGGGTTTCGGCATATTATTCCTCCTTCGGGTTGCTTTCCGTGGCGGCGTCCCTTGCAACGGTCTCCACGGTAGCAATATTTTTGGTCATCCAGTGGATGTTAGCCCATTCATCAGGCAGCGGTGCGCCGCCGGTGGCCTCGCGCAGCTCGTTGATGCTGTACGCGGCGCTCTCGACAATTTTTTCAATGTTCGCCGCATTGGAGAACATATCAAAGTGCTGGATGGTGGAGGTATCCGCATATACGCGGTCTCCGCGCAACCAATCTGCCTTTGGAATCAGCTTCCGGCTAAACTCCTTACTGATCTGCGCCGCCAGCGGGTCAATGCCGGTGGTCAGCCAGTGGGTGATAATGTCGTTGATGCCCGCAACATCGCCCTGCACAAGCACAGGAGGGATGCCCAGTCCGCGCGCGGTAAAGGAAAAAATGTCATCAAAAAGGGCTTTGATGTCCCGCGTGTCCTTTGTGCCGGTGCCGTTGTTCACCAACTGGAAATCGTAGCCATCAAATTCCGTCAAAAAACCGGTGTTGGATTCCAGAAATGGTTTATAGCTGCTTTCCAGCATATCAGAAAACTTTTTCTCAAAATCGTCCTGACCGCTGGCCACCTGCGCGATGTGCACCTTCATGTGCTGACCGTTGTTCCAGACGTTGCTCTTAATGCTGGACTGCACCAGTTTTTTGTAGCTTTCATACAGAGCGTCCACAACTTTTTTTGCGTCATCACTGTTCAGGGTGAGGTGCAGCACTTCGCGTTCATTCAGGTCGCGGGTGTATGACTGCTGCCCAACCTGTATTTGGCGGTATACATTTTCCTGTGTGGGGATGTACTCCGGCTTTGTCCAGCTGTCTGCAACCACAAGTTCAACGCTCCCACCGCGCGGAATCGGGACAACAAGCGCCTCGTTTTTGGCATAGAGCTTGTAGACTACTTTTTTCCAGAACGCCGTGCTGTTTTCGTTGACGTTCGGCTCTACGTTCAGCAGATAGTAATAATCCGATTTGACTGGTTGCCCGCGCTCGAACGTCTTAAACTCGCAGTTTGCAATCGCGTTCGCAATCAGGTTCACGCAACAGTTAAATGCGAGGTCGCGCAGCTGGTATTCCTGCCAGTAACCAAGCATTTCGCAGGTCAGATCATCGCCGTTCAGCAAAAAATCATGTGCGGTAATCTTCTGCTCGGGCGGCGAAAACCCGAAAAACTGTTTGATTTTCTCAGAAAAAGACATTGTTTTTCTCCTTCCGGCAAGTTACCAGCAAGTTACCAGCAAAATGCTCCGATCTTTGGCAGCTGCACCTGACCGGTGCCCAGATCGCTTTCCACCGTCATGGCTGCCGCCAGCGCCATGAACGGGTCTGTTTTTCTGCTTTTGCCCTCAATTTTGGCGTAAATGAAGTTTCCGGTATCCACGCCCTGACTTCGGCTGCTGCGCACGCGCTTGGTGTTGTTGACCGCCCAGCGCAGATGCGGCACATCGCCCCAAGTAAACAGGTTGCGGTTAAAGCAATCCTGTATCACTGGGTCAACCTGCATAATGTCACTGGGGCGTACCAGCTTCACCCGGTTTTTATCCTTCGCGTCAAAACCGATACTTTGCAGCGCTTCTGCCATCATGGTGTAACGGAAATGGTCAAGCGCCACTTTTTTTACGGTGTATTTCCGTCCGGCTTCCCGGATAAAATCCGTCAAAAGATACGGCGAGATGCTCACATCGTCTACATAGGTGCAGTCTCCGTTTTCGCACCACGTTCGCCATGGGGCTTTTACCCGGGGAAGGGTTTTGCTGTTGGCGCAGATCCATGCATGATTGATGTCATAGCGCTGGTCTCCTTTGCGGAAATGCAAGTCTACTGCCGCCCAGTCGTCCAATTCCGCGTAGTCGATGCCCACAGTGCAGCTCCAGCCAGCCATATCCGGCAGGGGGCGGTTTGTTGACCTGACGTTTTCGTAGTCGGTAACGGAAATTTCCTTCGCGCCGTCTCGGATGCCCATGCGTTTTGTGATGAAATCGCCGTTTTGCTCCGGGCGCTCTTTCCAGTCGCGGTATTCGTCGTGGATCTCCTGCATCAGATGCGGAAGATAGGGCAGGGAAGGGTTTGCCATGCACCAGTTTTCAGGGTCGTGCACCTCGTCTTTGGTGTTCAGGCAGCAGATGAACGGCAAAAAGCCCTCATCCGGTTCACCTTCAAACAAAATGCGCCGCCCACGAGCAAGATAATCGTCCAAAGGACCGTCCGATACATCGCCGTTGGACGTAAAAAAGCCAACGCGAGGCTCTGCAACCTTGCCTTGGCCGGTGATAAACACTTTGATGTTGTCGTAATTCTGGTACTGATGCACCTCGTTGAAGATGACCGCGCCGGAACGCATACCATCGCGTCCCTTGGGGTTGTTGGTGCGTCCTTTTACCTCGCCCAGATTTTTGCGTCCCTGCAGCACCTCTTTTGTGTGGTAATAGAAGCGTGAAAGCTTGGCTTCCCACTTCGGGTTTTCCAGTGCTTCCACGATATCTTTCACAGGGGTAACAGCCTGCTCCTCGTTGTTGGCGCAGATATCCACGTTGTAGTGCGGCACCGGGTTGTATGGGCTGATGAGCGCCGCCGAGGAAATAGCAATTACGCCATCCTTGCCAGCGCCGCGCCCGACCATGGCAAACAGTGTCTTGAACCGAGGGCTCCCCTCTCTGCGATAGGTGCACAGCCAAAGCCCCAGCGCAAAGGTCTGCCACGGAAAAAGGCGGTCATAAGGAAAATACCGGGCGATACGGAAGTATTTCCGCATACGCTCGGTATCTACATAAATATCTTCAGTTGCAAAAACGCGCCGGATCAGTGCAACAAGGGCGTGCTGCTCCTTGCAAGCACGCGGAGCATTGTTCTCCACCTGCTCAATGTACTCCAAGATCTCCGGGGGAATGTTACAGCTCATCGTCCTCGCTGGGCTTTGCTGCCATAAATTTGAACGTCTGCACGACCCGCAGCAGCGTTGATACGGTGGAGTTGGCTGCGCTGGCAGTCTGGTTATAAACCTGAATGGAAGGGTTTGCCACTTCAATCTCCGCACCGCGCGGAGTGGTTTTTACTACGGTAAGGCCGCGCTCATTCATGTCGTTCTGTGCCTGATCCAGAAGGTCCAGCTGCGTAACATACCGATCCAGCGTTGAGCGGTACAAAAAGTTCGTGTCGCAGTTGGCTGCCTTTGCAGCCTGCTCGATCTCCGCCAGTTCCATCCGGTATTTTTCGCTGGCGGTGGCCGGTGTTTTTCTTTTTCCCATCACGATCTCCGTTTCATCCATATTTGTGCAATCTGTATACCATCCTCGCGCGTGTGCGTGCGCGCAAGCCTAGCTCGCCAATCAGGGGACGCCCCGAATAAGGGCTCGACCCGCTCAGCCCGTTTTTTCGGGAGGGGGGTGTGCCAGTCAGTCCCAGCGCTCGCGGGTCAGCGGCGCGCCGCCGCTGCATTTCCGCAGCCGCTCCGGGTGGCACACAGTCTCGTGGCAGTCCTTGCATACGCTGATAAGGTTGCGCTGCCGGTTGCCGTCTGCATCCGTGTACCAGATATCCAGCGCCAGCTTTGGCGCGCGGCGCACATGGTTGACATGGTGCACCAGCTCTGCCCGCCGGTAACGCCCGCGCTCTTTGCACAGCTGGCACTCATGCTTGTCCATGTCCAGCACCTTGTGCGATAGCCGCACCCACTGCGAGGAGCAGTAGAACGGATGCACATCACCGGATGCTATCAAAGCACAAAGCCATTTGTAAAACTTATCGGTCATATATCTGTACTATCAAGTTGCTTACAAAATATAAGCAGCACTCCCAGTATACATTCAGTTTCTCGGACAACGTAAACGGGTGGAGTGCTGCTGCATCCGGTACTTTCGCGGCCAGGTGCCCCGCTACTCTTTGTATGCCGTCCCCCGGTCATGCAAAGTCTGGCATTCCCGGCAGGGCTTAAACCTGCAGCCTGCGGTTTTGGAGACCGCCGTTCCATCACTTGAACTACGGGAATATATCATACCGCGTGCAGGAATCGAACCTGCAACGACCCGGTTATGAGCCGGATGCTCTGCCGGTTGAGCTAACGCAGCGTAAAAGAATGCCCGCCTGCAATGCACGGTGCACATCATGCATAACAGGCGGGTAAAAATATTTTCGGATAAATTGTATCAGCAGCCTTTGCTAATCTGCGCGGATAACAGGCCGCGCCCCTTGCATACAGCCGTGCCCTCCGATCTCTGCCCTCGGCTCACGCTTTGTGCGGCTCGCCTGAAAACCGATACTCCAGACGATGCACACAAAATTGCTTTTGAATGCTATTTGAAAAATTTCCCGGAACACAGGTGCAAGCACACAGGTTTTTGCAGTAGACCAAAACAGTTTGCCGAAAAGCTCAAGCATGGATTGCACTCCTTTCCAAGGTGTCCACTGTGGACACCCGCCGGGTTTGAATTTATTTTGTGTGCGCCGCTGGATTTTGAAGCGGACGGCGCGGTGATCCATTGAGCACAGGAAGATTCCAAAAGCCTGTGCTATGCTTCCCGCCGGGTCTCGTCATGAGGATGCAGGTCATTCACGTTTCCGTCAATGTCTGCATTATAATTTTAGCACATCAAAATGGGACATTCCGGACATTTCGACCTTTTTGTGACATTCCGACCATTTTGTGACACGGCTTTTGCGTAGCTACGCAGAGAAGTGGTACAATGTGAATTTTGTGTCAATCAGCAAAAACCGGTTATTTTGAGCGCAAGACACGCCATCGTATATCCAAGAACGCCGCCCAGTACGACAGATGCGGGAGTGAATACCATGAGTATCTTCCGTACTGTCCACCCGCTTTTCCATGCCCACCGCACGGAAAGCATACACACCGGAATACTCAGGCAGGCCATAAGTACAGTGGCTGCAAGCCAGTAAAACAAAAGCATAAAATTATTTCAGCTCCTCTACATAGCACCAGCTCTGGGGCGGATGCTGCACCTCGATGGGTCTCATGCCAAACCGCGTTCTCTGCAAACCTGTAAATTCTTCCAACTTGCGCGGATTATCATAAATCTTCAGGTCGGAGATATGCCACGCCCAGCCGTGACACTTGTTCAGGTAGCGGACAATGCGGTCTCTGTCCATGCAAGCCATTTCTTCGACATCATCCGGGGCGCGGCATATCGGTGCAAGCTCCCAAATCTTGTCGCAGACGAACTCGCCAATGACCGTACCATCCAACCGTTGCCAGCCTTTGCCGGGGACCATTCGCAGCCAGCCCATCTTTGACCGTTCTTTTGTGCAGTAGATGTAACACTTGAACAGAGGTTCCATGATCTTTGGTTTTGTTTTGCGCACTTCTACAGTCTTTTCTTTCAGTACAATTTTGCTGCACCATACCGGTTTGACGCTCAACAATACAGCCTTATCCATTTTTATCCTCCCGTTCTGCTCGCCGGTTAAAATGCACCACCGGAGAAACACCGCGCTCATCGCAGTCCTTTTCTTTTTTTATGCAGTACCTAGTGAACGTTGACACGAATTCAAAAGAGTTTGGCTCAGTCCGCAAAGAGCACAGATAACGTGCCTCGCAAGAACTACAATTCACAAAATCACCTTCCATCCATCAATTCAACAGCAAATCAACAATTTCATTAAGAAATCGAACAATTTCATATACTGCGTGCTGAAATTTTCTTGTTAACCTTATCGGTTCCTGATCCATAAGGGGTGTTCCATCGTCGTTGTTTCTCCACCACAGACGGCTCCACAACGGGCAGCCCGGTTTTTCGCAATCGTAGTGATGCTGAGAAGGACCAGTCCACGTTGGTTCTAGCCAATCATGGTACTTCCTGAATTTGCACCCTGCACATGGATTTTCAAGCGCTTTTTCCTTTTCTGTTTTCTTTTTCAGTTCTTCGATCGTGATGGTTTTATTTTTTTGGTTTTTACATTCTGGGTGATTTTTAATCCAGATAGGGCATGTATGGTCTTCGCATATTTGTTCAACTATCGTTTCATCCGCATAAATAAACGAAGTAAGTTTTGAGCATCCTTCACATGTGTTGAAATCGATTTTGCCCATCTCGTAGTGTAACTGGTTAAACGCTTCAGCGTTCTTTCGTCCAGAACAATTTTGCGAAAAGGTCTCATAGTTTGCATATCTGGCAGCGTCTAGGTAACGCCGTATTTCATCTTCCAACCCAGCCGCACGGACTTGCTCGAAACTAATCAGTCCTGATGCAAGATCGCTTGCAAGCCTTTTGAATCCTTCATCTGTTAGCAGGCTGTTGCCCACAAGATCACCCCACATTCTTCTGGATCCACCGGTAAACCCTCCGGCGAATAGATTCTGCGTCCACGTCAAAGCCCCGCTCGGTAAGCTCCACGGCAACATCCTGCGGCTTTTTGCCCTCTACGCAGATCGCCGAGAGCATTGCCCGAAGCTCCGGGTCATCGCAGTCCTCCACCATGTGCACGCCGATGTTGTACAGCTTGTTCTGCATACGGTTTATATCCTTCAATCGCCGGATCTCCGCAGCACGCTGGTTGTAGGAGTAATCTGCGGTCCCGGTCACTGTTACATGACCGAGAACGCAGCTGTTGCCCTCGCCGTGAGAAGCTTTTACCACATCCGAGGCAGTCTGCGGACCATCCGCCTGTAAAATCTCCAGCCGCTCGATGCGCTGCCGACGTTTGGCAATGTCATAGGGTATCGCATATAGACGGCGAAATTCGTGTGGCTTCATCCGGCAACCTCCCAAAATTTATTTCAGCTCAAAGTAATCTGTCAGAATATCCGTGATGCCGGAATAGAAACCTATCCAGCCGCAGGTAAAAAAGCTGTTGTCCTGCAGGATGATGGCGTAGTCGTCACAGGTCTGGCCGGCGTCCTCTCTGGTGGTGTCTATCCGCTTCCACAGCGTTGCCCCGCCGGGCAGAGGCTGCTTGTAATACGCAAGCCGGAAACGCACATCTTCCCATTCCAGTTCCCACGCCGCATTTGCACCCAGCGTTTTCTCTGCCAGCTTGTGCAGCGTGTCCCGACTATGGGACTGCTCTTTCGGCTGCTCCTGCGTTTCTTTGCCCTTGGAAGCATACGCACAGCTGTATTCGCAGGTATCTTTGTTCTTGCAGTCGCGGCAGCACCCTGCACAGCCGTGGATTTCACCATGCTTGATAAAATGCTTCAAACCAGCTTCGTTTTCGCACAGGTGCGATGCAGAATAATCACATCTTTGTCCGTTATACACGGATGGGAGCGGAGTTCTTTTGCTTACAACAGGTTGCGGCGCATCAGTCTGGACTTTCCTTTGCTCCTCGTGAGCCTTTTTCACCAGCATTGCAATGGCATCCAATGGCGATTTCTGCTCAGCATGATCCGGGTTCACCGGTACCGTTTCTGCAGGTTCCTTTGCATGGGCAATCTTTTGCTCAACACATAGCTTTACGAACTCCGCCCAGGTAAATGTAAAGTCCTCGTTTCCATCTTTCCAAAAACGTATTTTATCCCGGCGAAAATCCACAAATCCCGTTTTCAAACTTCTTCCACACATTCCGCTTTCTGCAATAATGGTGGAAAGTCTTTTCGCCGTAAATTCAGAGCATTTCTTGAACAGATTCATCTCGCATACTTCTTTTGCGGATTCAATGACCCATTTCGGGAATTCTGGCGCTGATTTTAACGCCGTTTCCACAGGTTCTTCTTTCTGCTCTGGTTCTTCCGGTGCAGCACCCATAAAACGCGCATAATCCTGTGCGCTGCGGTACGCTTCCATCAAGCCGATCTCTCCGGCCTTCAAGCGCTCCTTGATGACCTCATTCTCGCAGGATGCAATCACGTTCAGGCGGGCAGCAGCACCGGTGGACAAGCCCAGAATGCGGCAAACCTCGTCACGCACCTTGCCTTCCAGCTGTCCGGCTGCTTTTTTCTTGGTCAGCGCATCCTTCAGCGCCTCGTACTGCGCCAGACGCTCGCCATCGGTCAGGTCACGGGCGGTGGCGTTCGCCGTGATGAGCGCAATGCGGTCGTCCAGTTTGCCGTGGCTTTCCCGGATCAGGCAGGGAAGAGCGTCAAACCGCGAATCGCCACACGCCGACAAGATGCCGCACGCAGCCCAGCGCCGGTGTCCGCTGATCAGCATATAACGATTCGGGTCATCCTCCACCGGAATAACTTCCAGCGGCTGCCGGAGACCGTTCTGCTGAATGTCGTCCTTCAAACCATCCATGTTGCCGATGGTATAGATCTCGTCATTATCCGGGTTCGGGATGATATTCCGGCTCGGAATCATCACCACCTGCATCTGCTGCCCCGCCGGGGTGGCCGTCTGGCTCTGGGCGTTCATCAGGCTGTTTAATAATCCATTGCCCATTTCGTTTTTCCTCCCATTCAGTCATCGCTCCAGTCGACTTCATTCCACACACATTTTTCTTTCGGACTGTTCATCATTTTCAAAATTTTATGATGTTCTGGAACGCTCATGTTTATCGGTCTAAAATAGATTTTTACATTTTCATACGGCACTAAATGTTTTTCAATTGTTTCTTTGGCTTCTCGCCTAGCGATTTCGGCACAACGTTCGATATAATCTTCTTCCGTCATGTTAAAGTCCGTCACACAATCAAGCACCATTGAAAATCTGCACAGTAACCCATTTGGCTGCCTCGCAACAAATCCACCCATTTTATTCGCCCTCCACGCATTTTTTGACCAGCTGTGCCAGTGCCTTATATTGGGCGCTGGTCTTGATGTTCCGACAGACCTTGTGCACCGGCAGGTGCCGCGCCTTGGCTTCCTTGACCTTCACGCTGTAATCGATGCGCAAAATGCTGTTATCCGGGTTGCGGAAGGCGGGTAAGTCCATGTTGGCAATCTCGTTGATGGTGTCCACACTGTACCTGCCACGGGTGTACTTGGTTGCCAGCACGCCCATCACTTCCAGCTGCGGGTTGTAGCTCTCCCGGATGGCATCCACCTGCTCGCGGATCTCGTCCATTCCGTCCATCGCCCACTCGTCGCAGTCCACCGGGATGATCACCCAGTCGGCGGCAGCCAGCGCATTGACGGTAGCCATGTCGATGTCAGGCGGGCAATCGATAATGCAGTAATCGTAGTCGTTGTGGATGGTGTCCAGTGCCTTGCGCAGCCTGTCCCACTGCGGCCGCAGCACATCCAGCATCACGTTCTTGTTGGCAAGCAGCATCTCCATGTTGCTGGGTGCCAGATCTACGTGCTCAAAATCCGTCTGCATGATCACATCCTGCATTTTGGCGTTCAGGGTGAGCACATCGCCCATGGTCTTGCGGCCATAAGCAAAGCGGTTGAAAAACTTAGTGGTGTTGCCCTGCTTGTCCAGATCCATCACCAGCACCCGCCGGGACCAGATCTCTGCCAGCAGGCAGGCGAGGTTGCAGGCGGTGACGGATTTTCCCACGCCGCCTTTCAGGTTGATGATTGCGATTTTTGCCATTGTTCTCATGACGATATCCCCATTCTCAGATTCTTGCGGCTTTTGCGGCCTGCTGCTGGATGCTGTCCCAGCTTTTTGCAAACCACGCAAGCCATGTTGTGCATTTCTTGTAATAATTCGGCGAGCACGCCTTACAGGGGCAGTTGCGGCAAGGGCTGCTCTTTGGGAGAGGGTAGAGCTCCTCGTTCCAGATCTCCTGCATCAGCGCCTGCCTCCTCCGCCAGCTGCGATGCTGTTGCCCTTTGCCTGATAGTAATGCTCCATGGTGGTGGGAGCGTTCAGCAGCACCGCCCGTATGTAGCCCCTGATGTTGTGGACAGGCTTTGTGCTGTTGAGCAAGGCATCCAGAACGTACTCGATGTGCTGGCTGGTAAGCTTGTCCAGCCGCTTTCGGATGGACTGCGTGGTCTGCGGATACTGCCCGATGGTCTGGATCATGCTGGGGCAGCAGTACATGTCCGCAATGTTGTCCAGCAGTTCCTCCAATTTCTCAGGCTCGTACCGGCGCTCCAGCGTGTCCAGTTCCAGCTGCTCCCGGAATCGTTCCAAGACATCCTCTCGTGCGGTATCCAATCCATCCATCGTATCCGTTCCGTGCTCCTCGCGCGGATAGATAGGTTTCCCTATAGGTTTCCCTATATATTTCCTGTCTACACTTTTTGTAGGGGTCTGGATACACTTTTTGTAGGGGTTCGGATACACTTTTTGTAGGGGTACATTTTTTGTAGGGGTACAATTTTTGTAGGGGTCTGCGCCATCCTCCGGCACAGTTTCCGGGGTTGGATTTCGGACTGCAACGTACTGGTTCACGAGGATGCCGCCCACCATGGTTTTGTGCTCCTTCAGCAGTCCCTTTGCCACAAGCTCCTTGACGATGTTCCGGGCACCGTTTTCGCTCAGGCCTGTCCAGTCGGCAAGGTATCCGTACCCGCCCTTATAGACGCTCTCACCGTCCTGAGAGAAGCCGTAGATGATGGCATACACCGTCAACTCGTTGCCCTTCAATCCAAGCTCTGTGCGCATCCAGCGCTGCAGGACAACATAACTGTCCTGTTTCGGTTTTGTTTTACTTTTCACGCCTTACCCCCACCTAAAACGGCAAATCATCGTCATCGTTTATCACAGCAAAGTCGTCTGCGCTGCCCTGTGCAAAGCTGGTCTGTGCCTTAGCCTGTTCCACATGGCTTGTGGTCTGCTGCTCGTAAGAGGGCGCGCTATGACCGTCCTGACGCTTTGCACCGGCAAAGCTGATATTATTCGCCACGACCTCCACAGCGGTGCGCTTGCTGCCCTGCTTGTCCTGATACTGCCGGGTCTGCAAGCTGCCCTCGATGGCGATCATGCTGCCTTTCCGGAAGTACTTGGACACAAAATCAGCCTGCTGCCGCCATGCCACGATATCAATAAAATCTGCCTGCCGCTCCTGACCCTGCTGCACATAGCTGCGGTCGCACGCTATGCGGAAGCTGCACACGCTATGCCCCGCCGGGGTGGTGCGCAGCTCTGGATCAGCGACAAGCCTGCCCATGATCACTACAACGTTGAGCATTTCAAATAATCCTTTCCGACCACCGCCATCCACTGGCGGTGTCCATACATATCCTCAAAACTGCGCTGTGCCTGCTTTTTCAGGTACAGACGCAGCTTGTGGTCAAAGTGGGCGCTGTAGCCCGGCTCGTTGTGGTGCCGGTGGCAGAGATAGACCTTCAGGCCGTACTGCTCAGCCACCGGGCGCAGCGGACCGTTGAGCACATGATGCTCCTCCAAGTCCTTAACGGTCACAACGCCGTACTTCATCCGACAAACGTAACACTCCCGCCGGGACTGCATGATGGATTCAGACAAGGAAATCACGCCCTTCCAGAATCCGCTTGTAGGTTTCTGCGTAGGGGTAGACCCTTGCTGCCTTAAATTCCATAGTCTCGGCAGTCTTGGCATCCGCAAGCACTACAAGGTCATCACCCTGCTCGATGGACTGCCGGAGCGCTTTCATGTACTCCACAAGGCCGCGTGCAGTGTTCGTGCAGACACCCTGCGCCATCAGCAATTTTTTAAACCGTTTCTGTGTCATTTCCTTGGCACCTCCTGCCACTCCTGCCAGTAGGCGGTAACATTGGGGTCGTTGACGCCCATTTCCGCCAGCCGGTCGAATATTCCATCGATCAACTGCCCCATCTGCTCCGTGGTAAAAGTGCTGGAACCCTGACTGCACTTCACCGTGCAACGGTTGTTGTCCAGCAGCTCCACAACGTGCACCAGCCGGTAAGACTTGCGCAAGATTGGCACAGCGCCCACCGGCACTTCCAGATAGTCAAACACCGCACCGTACTGCTCCAGCATTTCGGTGTAGCAGTCCTCCGGGGTCACACCGCCGGTACGCCCGCCGTTGTAGTGGTCCGCCATGATGGTGAGCAGCGCCCACATCATGCGGTTCTGGGGCAGGGTACGGCTTTTGCGTTCGAGATCTACCGACAAAATCAGATGCAGCGGCTTGCCGTGCGCCAGCTCGTCCAGCTTCTGCCGAATCTGTGTTTCCACAAATTCCGCAGAGTTTTCCACGACAACCCGCCGGGCAACCGGGTCATATACCACCGGCAGCTTACCGATCACGCCTCTGGCCATAAGACCTTCTTACCCTCGCCGGTGACGAACTGCACCATGGTGATGCTGCCGGCGTCATCGTAGGCGAATCGGTCTACCTTCAGGCTGGTTTGCAGACGACAAGTGCCCTTGTCATCCTTGACGATGGGCACCTGCGTGCTCTTGAGCACAATGTCGTCCAGCTCCATCACGTCCCTGCCGACACCCCAGAAGGAGGCAGCGGACACAAAACTGGTGACCTCCCGCATCAGAGCCGGGTCACGGCAGGGGAGAGAAAGCCCGCCCGCGTCCTTGTAGACGAACTCCCGCTCCTGCGGGCTGTATACGCCCACCTGACACCACAGCCGCCCATCGGCAAAATAGCGCCGCATGGTCCAGCCCGCAGCGCCAAAGGTCTTGTCCATCATATCGCGCACGGCATTGGCACCGGGAAGCAGTTTCAGCTTAATTGCATCCTCGCTGATGGCCTTAATCAGCACTGAGACCGCCTGCGGGGCTGTCTGCGGGGCTTTTGGCACTTCAACGGGGAATTTGACGTCCGGGGCACAAACAGCCGCAGAAGCGCTCTTCTGCGGCCTGCCGCGCCCGGAAGATTTTGGCGTTGCCAACCTTACCACCTCCGTCAATAGGGGCTGGAGGTGGCGATCTGCGCCGCCTCTGCCAGTGAATACTTGTCGATCATAACGCGCATCTCCGCAACCACCTGCTGGATCGTATCCGGCGGCAGCTCTGCCATGCGCATAGCGGCGATGGCGTAGCCGGTTGCGGTCTCCTCGTAGGTGGGGGATTTAGGCATCGGGCTCATCAGCGTTTGCAACCGCATCCAGATCCTCCTCCGCTTCCAGCGCTGCGTCATTGTACGGGCAGCCGCGCACCTGGCTTTCCAGAATGCTGCGGCAGAAGGTGCACGCATCCCGCGCGTCCTGCACGCTGAGCGGCTCTGCAAAGTCCCGCATCACCTTCATCATGGCTTCGCCGGCCTTCTTGGCCTGTGCGCTGTACTGACGGCGGAAATGCCCGCCTTTACGTTCGTAGCTCATAATACATACCTCCATAGTTTTGTTCTGCGCATTGCGCTGGCAGCGGCTTTTGTTTCACTTCCTGCCGCCATCGGAAGACTGTCTATGTTCCAGCAGTCACCGACACTACTTTTCAACTGTTTATTACCGGGTGCGAGTCTTACGGATACAAAGTCACCCACCTTTTGACGCAGTAGGTTGTTGCGGATTTTTTTACTAGTGCTGCTATCTGCACATTACCGGCTTCTCAAGGCCCGCCGGGGTCCCGTGTGGTCCCAATCCACACATCTTGTCACAATAGGCGCGAAACACAAAATAATGTTTCGGTGGCCTAAAGGGGATGGCAGCGGCTTTTGTTTATCCACCTGCCGCCATTGGTGTAAAACCGGAAAGTTAGCTCCGAAGCCCTTCCTGCATTGCCGTTTCCAGAAGATGCCGGAGATCTTCCAGAACGTCCGCGCAGATCTTTTTCTCCCGGTCGGAGATGCGTTCATCTTCCAGCCGGCACTGATACTTGCCGATCAGATAGCAGATCCGCTCGCGGGTACGCATTCCATTCTTGCTTGCCATTTTGCGCCACCTCCAAAAGGGCTTAATGCTCTTCCAGCCCCTCCAGCTCAGATATCACGTCGAGGATTCTCTGAATCTGTGCGGCAGACCTGCGGTCATCCAGTGCCATGTACTCTGCGTTTTCCCGCTGGTAGTCCTCGCTTGCGTCCAGATAGTGCTCAAAGGCGTTTATGCTGTCGTTGCAAATGCTCATGGCAGCCAGTATCAGATACCGGATTGCGGTGGCGATCTCGCGGGTCGGTTCGCCGCGATCCACGCTGTCCTTCACCGCCTGCGCTGCCTTTTCCGGGTCGATCAGCTTGTCCGCCGGGGCAAAGCTGCGATCAACGCCTTTTGGCGGGTCAGGCATCAAAGTCAAAGGCGGTGAGCCATCGGCACCATTGGTGCAAACAAACGGTGTTCCATATTCTTCCATAACAATCCCTCCTCAGTAAGTACCAAATTCCTGATCCAGCAGGGTATCCAGCCGGATGGTGTTGCCGCGGCCGGAGCCTTCCTGCCCGGCCATGTTAGACCAGCCTTCCGGGTAGCGCTTGCGCACATACCGCGCCGGGATGCCCATGCACACGCTGACCTGCTCCAAAGTCAGCCGGATGCAGCCATATCGACCAAATATAGCAGCGTAGCTCTCATGCCACGCTGCGGGTCTATTAGATTTCGCCACGTTCCTTCAACTCCTTCTGTCTGCGCTGCCATTCCTTGAATTTGCCGTAGCTCATGCCCTTGGCTGCGGCAGCAGCATTGTCATCCACGATCCTGTCGTGGTTGGTTTTTGGTTTTTCCTTGGGCTTTGCAATGCCAGACTGCGTGCCGGTGTCCACGCTGGACTTCCCATATCTGCGCTTCTTGCACGCTTCGCAGAACATTTTGCCGGGGTCCACGCCGTACATCATCGTGCCGCACTCTTTGCAGGGCTTGTCCACCTTGCGGTGCTCGCCGCGAGGGAACTTCTCCTTCGGTGCAGGCTTTGGCGGCGGCGCGGGCTTTTTGACCTTCGGCTTAGCTGCCAAAACCCGCCGGGCGCGTTCTCTTGCTAGTTCCAGATGCACCTTCTCGCTGCAAGGAATGCAGTACCTCCGGTTCGGTGCAGCATCCGCAGGTAGCGGCTTGCCGCACACGGTGCAATACCGCACAACCGTAGGGGGTTCGCAGTTCCCACCTTTGTGGTTCATGCGATACCTGCGGGTCGCTTCTATTCTTTTGATCTTACGGCACGCATCACAAAATTTTCTGTTGCTCCCGGCATTTTTCGGCAGCGCTGCGCCGCATAATGCGCAGCGGTGAGCAGGATATCCCATAACATCCTCCATAACACTCATCCAACTTGTTTTGATAAAAAGCCATCAATGATTTGCTTGAGCTCGTTCAGATACTCAAGATACGACCAACCTTCAATTTTACAGATGGTCAGATCCTGCAAAATGTCTTGCATCAGAATGCACTTCATTTGCTCTCTGGCTTTACGCTGAAGCGCAAAAGAAACCTCATTCATTTGGAAATCCTCCGCATTAAAAGCGTTTGAACCGTTATCAAGTTGGTTTCAAATGTTTTCTCGCTTTTTCGGTCTTTTAAAATCACAAGAGGTTCTTTTCTCTCATAAAAACTACCATCTCGGCGAAAAAATCGGCCTTTTGGCTTGATCTCGCAAACCTCTAAAACGGATTTATCGACCAAGCATTCAAATACATCGTCAACATGAATCTCTTCGTTCAGAATAGGTAAAATCATGAGCCACCTCGACGAACAGTTTTCTTTCCGTTCGAAGAAAATTTATTCGGGCTGTCATCAATTGCGGAACGTGCAATAATCAAAGCCCGGTCGTCATCCGGCATGTAATAAGTCTTGTCTGCCCGTGCGTGTATAAACAAGTCGTTCAAAACCGCCTGCGCCACTTCCTTGGTGGGGTAAGTTCCTAAAAAATAAACATTGTCAATGCCGGAAGGCCGGGCTTTAATGCACAAGTCTGAATTGATAAAGATCTCCGCACATTGGGAAAAGTTCACGATGATATCGCGTTTTTGATTCATGATATACATTTTACTTTGCGCACCTTTCCATTCTCCGCTTCCGCGCTGCACGCCGCCGGGCGTTCTCGGCACGCATATACTCGTCCCAGCGGCACAGCAGGTAAGGGGCAAGCACCAGCGCCGGCGCGATGATCATTACCATCAGCCACATCTCGGTGCAGGCTGCGTGGTAGGGGTCGCGGCCCAGAGCGACCATCAGATCAGCCAAAATAAACGCACATTTCATACCATCAAACCTCCTATGCGCCATGCCAGCGCCATAATTAAGCTAAAATACGCCAGCCAGAACCCCAGCATCCTGCGGGGCGGCTTTGTGCGCAGATAAACAAAAACGCCGTCAGGCAGCAGCCTGCCATAAAGCACATCAGACCAACCAAAAACATCTGCGTCACCTCATTCCCAAAGCGGTCTCGATCAGTTCTTTGGGCGTTTCGTTGGGGTAGTGCCCGGACATATACTTGTCCACAACGCCTTTGGATAAGCCCGCGTGCAAGGCCAGTTCACGGTTGCCCCAGCCAAGCATCATTTTGCGCTTGGCCACTTCGGCTTTCCATTCAATGGTCGGCAAGTTTTCCACCTCCATGGTTGAAAATCATTTCAAAATATCGCTATAAAAACATTGCCAAGCCATACAAGATGGTGTAAAATGATATTGCGGTTATCATTTTTACTCTTGGCAACATTTTTGGGTTTGGGGCAGAAAGCAGATCGGAAGGTACGCGCGACCATCTGCTTCTTGCACCCGGTGCCCGCGCATAGGCACCTGATCAACAGGACGGTATAAGAAAATCCCCCGCTTAGCTGTGAAGGCTCACTGCTGCGTGGCAGCCCTGTGAAGTACCGGCAGCGATCGGAGAGTATGGGGACTTCTGGTCAACCGCTCGGTATGCTTGTATTATAACTCAAATAAACTCAAATCGCAATAAGTTTAGTTGAGTTTGTTTGAGTTTGTATGTTTGCACAAAAAAGGAGGTGAGATTTTGTTCTTTGATAATTTTGATAGATACTGCAAGCAATTCGGAAAAACCAATTCCGAGGTAACTAAAGCGATTGGTCTTGACCCTTCGTCCTGTACAGGATGGAGAAACGGTTCTGTGCCAAGAAACAGCACTTTGAAAAAGCTTGCAGACTACTTTGGCATTACCGTTGACGAGCTTATGGGCACAAAAAAAGAGCCCGCCGGGATGGACGGGCTCAAATGGGAATGGGCTGATGTAGAAGCAGCCTATAAAAATGCAACGCCGGAAGCGCGTGCAGCCGCAAAAGCCGCTGCGCTGGCTGTGCTGGAAAACGGAAAAGCAAAGGAAGAGTGACCGCAATGGATTTTGAGCAGCTGGTGCTATCCACCGACGAGCTGAACACCCTGCGCGTGATAGCACAAGAACCGGTGGATTGTAACTCCGAATGGACAAAAAGAGCAAAAACGCTATGCGAGAAAAAGCTTGTCGAGCAAAAAATCTCTCTATCCAAAATGCAGATACGCGGCTATGTGTATCAGATCACCAAAGACGGTGAACTTTATCTACGCTATATCAATCGCCGAGAAAATGAAAAGAACTTTGAAAACAACATGTCAACGCTTTCGCTGAAGGAGACGCGGTTTGCCAACAAGCTGTCAGTCCTTGCCCTGATCATCTCGGCTATCGCTCTGCTCGTCTCCATCTTCCGGTAACGGCATGACAACGCTGGTAAAGACCCGATGGCAAAAAGACATTTCCAACAGGCAATGCAAAGCATCAGGCAGATACATGGCAGTCTGGTATGGGATTTTCCGTTCTGCCATGATTTGCATGATTTCTTTTGCAAAGTCAAACGTTTCTTGAGGAATCGGTTTATCTTTATCCAGCGCTAAGCTGTGGTTGTAGAATCCCCCAGTAAGCGAGCAGGTAGGAAGTATGGGAAATTCTTCCGAGAATTTGCTTGTGTCTTTCTCGCAAATATCTTTCTTGCGGGTAGTTCCAAACATATAAGGTCTCCTTTCTAGTGTAAAAAACTGTTTCAGGACGCCTGTGCAGCATCTTCGGTTTCGGAATGCTCCAGCAAAACGCTCATTACAATGCCCCACAGTGCGGGATGCTCTTTCAGGTAGGCAAGAAATTCAGCGTCATGCATAAGTAACACTCCTTTTTGTTGTATTTTGTAATTCTATGTTACAACTGTTGTCGTTAAAAATCAAGAGAAAAGAGGAATTTCAAATGAAAATTGCGGAAAAATGCAAAGCTATTGTGGCAGGCGCAATGGTGGCTGCGCTTTTGGCTGGCAATGCAGTGCCCGCACTTGCCGCCAGCCCCGCCGGGGACGTTCCCTTTGCGGTGCTTGCGCAGCAGAATGACGTAAGCGCCGACAAGGTGCAGGCAATCAAAGATGCGCTGGCTAACATTGATGTATCATACGAGGATGGCATCTGGCTTTTTGAATCCGCTTATGAAAATTACGAAGTAGACAATAACAAAAGCTACATGATGCCGTATGTGTATTCAAACGGTGAAACTGTCCGGTTTGGTATGAGCTTCACATCTCAGGACACCGAAGGCTATTTTTACTGGAACGATGTAGACGTTCTGATTGGCGAATACAATAATTATACCAGTCAGACGAATTATAAGTTCAAAAAAGTTTCACGCCAATACTATCCCGATGACCAAATTTTTTATGAAGGCGTATCTTTTGGCGGGAACAACGAGGATATGGACTGCCTGAGCCGCATTCTGAGTGCCGACACTGCATATCTGCGTTTTAATGGCGCAAAGGTCAACGGAACGCAAAGAACGCAGACGACGATCATCGATAGCGAAAGCCGACAAGGCATGACAGACATCATCAACCTGTATAACCTGCTGCAAAGCGCTACTGTTGAAGAGCGTGTTGCAGCTTTCGGTACTTGATCAAAATCATTAGGAGGGAAAAACTGTGCGTTTAAAGAAAAAGCATATTGCGGCAATTGCATTGAGCGTGGCTATTTGCGTAGGCGCTACCGGTTGTAAATCGGAAGAAGTCAAGAACACGGAAAAGCTCATTAAAGAAATCGACAGCACCATCACATTAAGCAGTGAAAACGCTATTGAGCAGGCAGAGGCGGCCTACAACGCTTTGGGCGAAGAGCAAAAAGAAGTAAGTAACGCGCAGAAGCTTACAGATGCCCGCGCCGCATACGATGAGCTATATCAAAACGAGGTTGCTCCGGTCGAACAGGCCATAGCTTCTATTCCTGACGAAAGTGCTCTCTTGACTGACGAAAACGCAGAAAAGCTGGTAGAAGCTGCGCGCCTGTCCTACATCCGTGCAAGCGATGAGGCGCAAGGGCTTGTTTCCAATTATTCTGTTCTTGAAAATGCCGAAAAAATTCTTGAAGATGGCAGAGTCCAAAACGCTATTGATGCAATCAACCAGATCGGCGACGTAACGCTGGACAGTGCAGAAATGATCGAGGCTGCTAATGCAGCATATAACAACGTGGAATCCACCAGACGGTCAGACGTGACGAATTACAATACGCTTCTGGATGCGCGCTCGGCGTATTCTGATCTGGAGAAGCAGGCCAAAGAACAGGCTTTGCAACAGGCAATGTCTCGTCTGACAAAAAAAGTAGACAGTGTAGAGAACATAACGTGGTATTATCCGTCGTGTTTTCCGACGTATATCAATACACGCAATAATGTTTTGCCGTATCTCGGCGAACAAAATGGGCACTACTGGATGCGTCTCATCTTTGATTATGCTGGGAATGACTGGATCTTTATGGATCAGGCAATTATAAACGTTGATGGGTCTATTGTGGATACTGTTGACTTCGGCTATATGGACGTTCAGCGGGATACATGGCTGGGAGCAAAATTGTCTGAGGTTGCCGACATTTCGCCAACTGACAGCCAGATTGAAACACTCCGCAAAATAGCAAATTCTGAAAAAACCACAATCCGTTTTAAAGGAACGTATCAAAAAGACTTCGAAGTTTCCGCCAAGGATAAGCAGGGAATCAAAGACATCTTGGCTGTATATGATGCTGTAAAATAAAAAAGGTGTCCACTGTGGACACCTTGAATGCCCTGCCGACAAAGATTAACGGCACAGTTAATGCTCCTGATCACACGGGCAGGGGGACACTGCCGGCACTGCAACAATGCGCCCATTGATATTACAATACCGTGCACCGGGGTCGTGGCCAGCATCGTGATCCTTAACGGCATCCTTCAGGATCTGGTAGGCTGCATTATAGGCAGACCCATCAGACCCGGCTTGCGAGAGATGATAGACAAGCTTGCGCACGTCGTTCTGTGCGTAGGCGTAGAGCATAGCTTCCTTGGTATTTGTGTTGATCATAGCTTAACCCTCCCACGGCTTGCGGCTTCCATCAGCGTTCTGCGGTTTGGATGCCGGCATGCCGTCAATGATTACCATATCTTCTGGGATTTCGTTCAGAACCTTGATGTTATCCATTATTTTTACACTCCTTCTGGATTTTTTTGACAATTATGTTATAACACGGAAAAAGGAACAGATTCGACATCAAATTTTGGAAGTTTATGGTAAACCAAAAAAGACAGAAAAACAGTCGAATTTTGTGTAATTGTCGAAAAAAGGGGATGTTTGGAAATGGATGATTGGGTTTTGCGTGTTGCGGAAACATTGGAAAAAGCAAGGGCAGAGGCCGGAATCAGCCAAGCCACACTTGCGAAACGAATGGGCGTAAGCCGACAAAGCGTAATCAAGTGGGAGCAGGGAATCAACGCGATCTCCTTTCCCATGATGATGCAATGGTTCGTGGGCTGCGGGGTTTCGCTGGAGCGGTATCTGGATTCCTGCATACACCCGGGGCTGCTGGAACGGCTTGAAGATGACCCCACCGACAAAGAAAAGCGCCGTATGCTGCACGAAGCCATAGAAGAATGCAGTGCATACGAGGTAGACACGCTCTTGTACATCCGCTACGGCGCGCACGGGTCGGACCATCTGAGCGTGCTTACCGAAATGGTGGCCAACCTGCACACGCCGCTGCGGGACAGGGTGGCAGTCGTCAATACGATCTTGAGCCACTACGAGATCGCGATGGCGACAAAAACGGATGTGGACCCGGATGGTCTGCAACCAAATATTGAAATGCTGTGTCAGGCGCGCGACTGCGGAATGGCAGCGGCAAAAGACATGGAGGACGTCTACTCCATAAACAAGGAGGCGATAGAGGATGCCAAGAAAAAGAACGAAACGCGCTGACGGCCGGTACGAGATCAAGCGGAAAATGCCGGACGGAAGGTATAAGCACTTCATGGGCGCTACGGTTGCAGAAGCAACTGCAAAGTATGAAGAAGCCTACCGGCAGGCAACACTGGAAGAAAGCAAAAATAACGGCGGTGCTACCTTCCGGGAGATGGCGCAAGCATACGAAAACTACATCACAGGGGACGGTACGCCCATAAAGCGCAGCACGATAACGGCATACAAAAGGTATCTGGCGAACTTTATAAGCTATTTTGGAGATACTCCCATGCAAGATATTGACACGCAGGTAGTATGCAGCTATATGGAGCGGATGAAAACCAATGGCAAGGCCTTGCACACCATCACCAACGCCAAAAGCGTGTTAAGCTGTGTGTTCAAGTTCTGGTGTGCAAACTATCACGGCGCTGGCGATCCTGTGCTACTGGCATCGCCACCCGCCGGGATGAAGCGGGGCAGCAGGGAAGAGCCAACGCCCGAACAGCAGCGTGTGATACATGCGCACCCGGAAGGCTGCGGCTTTTGGGCGCAGCTTTTTGAGTATACTGGGCTGCGTATCGGAGAGGCCAACGGCCTGCAGTGGAAGGATGTGGACTTTGACGCCGGCGTGATTCATGTGAGCCGCGCCATGCCGTGGCACAAAAACCAACCATACCTCGAAACACCCAAAACAAAAAACGGCTATCGCGATGTGCCGATCTTGACGCCGTTCAAGCCGGCACTGCTCGAGCACCAAAAAGGTTGCAAGCTGACAGATTATGTGATGTCCGGCAGCGAAGCCCCGCTTACTCAGTCTGGGTATAACAACCGCTGGATCTCCTACTGTCGCAGTATCGGTCTGGCAGAGTGGTACACACACCTGACAAAGATACCTCAAAGCGGAAAATACCCGGAACACATAACAAAAAGAAAAGTCTACAAAGCCACCGTTACCGCCCACCAGTTCCGGCACCTGTATGCGTCAAACCTCTTTTACGCGGGCGTGCCGGATAAGGTGGCGCAAAAGCTGATGGGGCACGCGGATATAATGACCACCCGCCGGGTATATCAGCAGTTCCGCGATGAAGAAGACAAAAAATATATCGCCCGCTTGGACGACTACGTTTCAAACCGTGAAAAATAGTCTGCAATAAGTCTGCAAAATGGAAATTATTATGTTTAAACGCCCAAAAAGTAGGGTTCAAGTCCCTTCTTCTGCATAACGCAAAAATCCGCATGAATGCTGGAAAATCCAGTGCTCATGCGGATTTTTTGTATTTGCAGAAGTTCGGATACTATCGAATACTAACCGATATTTGCACTTACTTGCCATCCAGAAGTCTGCAAAAAGTCTGCAGACTTTATCTGTGTTCTATAATGCGTTCCCAGTACTCGACCAGCTTGCCGTCCACAGCGTCCTTGTCCTGCAAGAATGCTGCAGCCATATCTGCGTAGAAGTTGGTGTTGTCCACGCTGTACATTTTTGCGACTTTGCCGTAGTCGCTGTACATCATGTTCATGGTGGCCCAGAAATCGTTTTTGTCGCAGGTTATGCCGCGCTGTTTTGCCACGTCCTGCGTCTGTTCCAGCGTCCAGTGACAGCCTTTTGTGCCGTCAGCATTTACCATGCTGTCGCACCATTCCTCCGCTTCATCGTGGGTGAGGTGCTTGCGCGGCATCTTGATGGAACGGCTGTCCGCACCGCCATGCTCATACTGCCCAGACCGCTTGTCCCAGTCTCCGTTCTGCGAGAAGCCAATCTGCGGCATCTTGCGCCCATACTCTACGTCAGGGTAGCGGGGGATAGGGTAGGGGTCAATGTAGCGGTTCTCCTCCTGCGGATAGTAAGGATAGCGGTCATTGCTGTTTTCCAGCTTACGCAGACGGCGTTCCAGCTCACGCTCCCTGCGGTCACGCTCTTCCTCAAGGCGGTCACGTTCCGGCTCACGGTCTTTGTCGTGGTCACGGAACATCATCATGCGGCGAAAAGTGTTCTTGCCCATAATCTATACCTCCTTAGGAAATGGACGCAGGCGCACCGGCGTGGGAACGGCAGAAGCAGCCAAGATACTTGAACGTGCCGGTGCCGGTCGCAGACGTTGCAACGCGGGTAGCGTAGCGGGTGCGGGTGTGGATGCTCTCGGCTGTTGCCTGAACGCAGTTGCAGTCGGTCAGAGGGTATGCGGTCGTGCCTGCACCTATGGTGATGACCACAGGGGCGTTGATAGTGGTCGTGTCCGGCAAGCTCTGAGCAACCACAATGCAATAACGCTCTCCATTCTGGTATGCGCCAGCAGGGATGTTGATGGTCAGCGTGTCGTTGGCGAACGTGACCGCCTGACTGATGACCAAGTGCGGGCAGAGTTTGCAGCTTGTTTTGCAAGCCATAGTGTTTTCCTCCTAAAAAATCAGGGGCAGAGGTGTCTTGCCCCTGCCCCGATGGTTCACCCGGTGTTATCGGGGAGTGTGTAGGTTATCAGCAGCCGCAGCAGTTCACGCCCACGTTGGGGTTTGCCACCTGATAAGCGGGAATCGGACGAGGATTGACCCGGTTCAGGATGGTATCGGTCTGCTGGGACATCACAGTGGTCAGAAGCGCATTCTGACGATCCTGAGAAGCGGCAAACTTCAGGCTCTGGTTCTCAGCGGTCAGAGTGGCGATCTTATCCTGCGTGAAGTAGTCCATCATGCTGCGGAAGTTGGCGTTGCAGTTGTCCACGATGGCACGAGCGTTGTCTGCGATAGCCTGACGGGTAGCGCAGTCCTGCTGTGCAATGGTGTACTTCAGGTCGCCGATGAGCTGCTTGTTCTCGCAGCAGCAAGACGCAAGCTGCGTCTGGATAGCGGTCTGACCCGCCTGCCGCGCGTTGCCCTCCTGCATGATGGCAAGGCTGATGGCGTTGTCACCGTTGGACACGCTGCGTTCCAGACCGTTCACGAGCTGTGCGTTCTGGTAGCCGAGCTGACAGATTGCTTGATTAGTACCAGCAAAGCCGCCCGCAATGGCAGCGTTGAGGGTGTTCATCTGTGCCAGCTGGTCATAGCCCAGAGAGCAGATGCCGCTCTGGATGCCCGCCAGAGAACGGGAGGTATCCTGCTGGGAGAAGCCCTCAGACAGTGCCGCACGGGTGTCTGCGCCGCCCTGACCGCTTGCTCCGGTGCCTACAAGATACGGGATGTAGCTCGCCATACCGTTGTCGCTGCCGTTGCGCCCGTTGCCGTAGTTGCCCCAGCCGAAGATGATGGCGAGGATGATAACCGCCCACAGACCCTCGTTGCCGAAGAATCCGCCGTTGTTATTACCGCCGTCCTGCCCAGCCAGATAGCCAGTTGCAAAATCGTCCATAACAAAACTCCTTTCAGTTTTGCGTTATGCTATCCCACCGCCGTGTGCGATGGGCGAAGCCAAACAAAAGCGGTTTTTATCAAGTCCGCAAAACTGAGAAGCGTTTCGCTTAGAGGGATGCGTTATCGGGGCAGCGTCAGGTTCAGGACGCTTGCCAGCTGGTTCAGGTCGATGCCACGCTCTTTGGCAAGGTTCTGCGCCATCGTTCGGAGCTGCGCTTCGTTCTTGCCCTGAATCAGGTTCAGCCCCTGCATGATGGGTGCGCTCTGCCCACCAAGCTGCTGAATAAGCCCCATCGGGTTTTGTCCGGCACGAGCCAGATTTGCAAGTTGCATGATAGGGCTGTGAGTAATCACGTCAAACGGAGAGGACATCGCTTATTCTCCTTTCTTTGCTGCGGCAGCGGGTTTAGAAAAGCTCTTCTGCCACTTTTCCAGTTCATCCAGCCTGTGGACGAGGGCGTTATACTCTTCAACAGGCACATACTGCTGTGTCGGTGCAGCGGTCTGCTGTGCCTGTTGCGCTTGCATCTGCCGCCACGCTTCCGGGCTGTAAAACTCCTGCACATAGGATTCGCAGGTGTCAGGGTTCAGCCGCTTGCAGTAGATCACTCCGCTGCGCAGGTCGGGGCAGTAGGTCGGTCTGCCGTACAGGTCAGACGGTATTGCCAGAAATTCTTCCCTGCTGGACACAGGTCTGCCGAGCAGCCAACCGCCATCTTGTGCCGACTGCTGAACAGGCTGCTGCCCATTCATCGGCTGCGGACGCTGCGGTTGTGCCTGTTGTATCTGCGTATTTGGCAGGGAAGTGGCAAGGCCAACCGTGCCCATGCCGCCGTAAGGATTGACAGGCTGCTGTGGAACATAGGGTGCTCCGGGTATTTGGTAATAGCTCATAATACATCCCTCCTGTTGCTCCCAGTGTACCGCACTGGCAGAAAACGAGAGACAACGAAGGTACAACGAAAGACAAAAAAGAAAAGCGCCCACACGGTACAAGGCCGTATGAGCGCTCAAGAATTTGCACGCAACGCGTATAAAATTTTTAAAAAAGCCTTGACGATTGCACGCAATGCGTGTATAATAAAGACAGTGAAAGACCCCGCACAAACACATAGAGACATAGAGGTAACGATTATGAAAAAGCTTACTGCTGACGAGTTCGCAACCAAGGTTATGGCCACCGGTACCGAAATCGAGTACGACAACGGCGTTTGGATGATCTACGCGCACCTCACCGATGATGGCGACGTCAAGACCTCTCATCTGGACGCTTGCGACCTGATGGTCACTACCAGCATCGAACTCTCCGATGAAGAGGGCGAGGCACTCATGAACGGCAATCTGGATGACGTTGAGAGACAGGCCGTTGTGAAAGATCTTTACCCGAAGTATCTCGAAGCTCTGGAAGATATGGAGTAAAGAAAAGTCCCCAGCCGATGCGCGAACATCGACCGAGGAGATTTAAGAAGGAGAAAGGCAATGTACACAGCTGAACTTTTTAATATGGCAACCGACCCGGAAACATCCCGGGCAGCGTTCCTCAACAATGTCACCCTCAGCATCCCGGATGATGCCGACGGGTGCGTAGATCTGGATGCCGAGAAGGCAAGATTGTCCACCATTTGGGACGTGGCGCATCTGTCTATGCGAGAGCTGGTAGCCCGCACTGGCCTGTCTCAGACCGCTTTTGCAAAGCAAGTGGGCGTCCCGCTACGCACTGTGCAGGACTGGTGCGGTGAAAAGCGTGCGTGCCCCACATACGTCAGCTTTTTGCTGGCTGAGCATTATAAGCTGCTGTAACCTTAACCAGATGAAATCCGTAGGCTATATATAACCGAAAGGAAGGTTTTTAAATTATGGATAACAAAATTAAAAAACCCTATCTCATCACGGAAGATGGGATGAGCCACTACGACGAATTTTGCACCGTCTTGAGCGGAGAGCTTACCTCCATCCCGTCTCCGATGATGCCGAACAGGAAGCCGATGGTCAACAGCAGCTTCCCTGAAGGCAGAGTCTACTCTGTCACCATGAGGGAAAAGGGAGAGCTTGGCGCAGAAGCCACTGTCCGCTTTGTCACCTACGAAGAAGCCAGTCAGTTCATGCACAGCGTGTCCTGCCGCTGCAAGACGATAGAGGAGGCGCTGGCACTGGCATAAAGAAACCCCCGATGTTCCAAACGGAACACCGGGGGTTTTGTGCTGCCAAAACGGCGAAGTCTAAAATCAAGAGCGGAACCGCACAAAAAGAAAAGCGGCAGACCCGAAAGCCTGCCGCTTCAATGCGTTTCGTGAGAAATCACATCCAATTAAGATTATCGTATCACACATTCAGCATTTTATCAATGCCTTTCAGCCGGTAGCCTATCGCTGTCCGGCTGTAATGTGTCTGCGCTGCAATGTCCGGCAGCGGAAGCCGCTCAACGTACCGCAGTAAGGCTATCTTACGGTCAACCCTCCCAAGCGGTGCGTTTTTGATGGCGGCTATCATCCTCTGTCTGTCAAGTCCTTGCAGCGCAGCGGGCAGCACTACACGAGCCGCCGCCACAGGCATCACCGAGCCAGAAGGGCTGCGGCAACTGTCCGGCGTTGCGCAC